ATTCAAACCCTCATAACCCCAAATATCATTATTATTTTTATCGTGGAATAATTCCATTGTGTTATAATGTCCAGCGACTAAAACCGCGCATTGATTATAAATGCGACCAGTGCGATCACAAATAACAATTGCAAAATCGGCAACAGTATCATTAATGGTAGTTTCCGTGTCGAGAATTGCAAAGAATTGTTTTTTAGCCATTTGAGCTTTCCAGTTGTTAAGAGCTTAATTATATCACAAAAATTGCGACCGACACACAATTTGTAAAAATACAACATAGGGGAAAACCCCTATTGACACGCCCCAAAATTATATGCTATAATTTTGGCGCCTCAAAATGAGAATCATTCTCATTTTGATAATTATTATCGCATTGCGTTTTTATCAAATGCGCCCCATGCCATTAGGAACATTCCACAAATGGCAACCATTATGCAATTGAGCAAATCTTGGTCATTGTCCAAACCGCCAACCGCACCAAAGATTATCAAAAAGCCAAGTATAACACGAATCATTTTTTAGTGTCCTTTCACAAAAAATTCTAACAATGCAAATTTTACCAAAATAAATGCAATAACGCAAATTGTTGTAATCATTTTTTAGTGTCCTTGTTTTGATGGAACATAAACGCCACGAATATTAAACCTATCGCAAACCGCTTTGAGATAGTCTACATTATCCTCATAAAAAGTAAATTCAGCATCTTTGAAAGTTATCAAATTGAAGAATTTTGCTAAACCATTAATTTTTAGCAAACCGCCTGATATTGTCGATCCATCATTGCGACTAATGATATAATCGGGTTCGCCTAAAATCTCGCTAATAAATTGATTATCAGCGGAACGAAGAACACGGGCAGTAGCAATAATAACATAACAATTTTGATCTGCGAGATCTCGCTTGTATTGTTCTGCGAGTGGCAATAGTGAATCATCCATTGCCCGATATTCGTTTTCTCTCCAATAATTGAGATCAATTCGTTCGCCATTGGCATCAACGATAGTACGATACCGATGCAGTGAATCAACGATTGTGCCATCCATGTCATATATTGAAACCTTTGTAATTTTAGCCATTTAGATCATTCCTTGTTTGTATGTGTAGATTATAGCACGAAAAACGCCCACACAACAAAAAATTTGCAAATTTGTAAAAATACAACATTAGGGAAAATACCTAGCAAAAAAAGCTTGACACGCCCCAAAATTATATGATATAATTTTGGCGCCCCAAAGGTTCTCAAAACGAGAACCTTTGTTTCTTTTTACATATTTATCAAATCTATAACATCTGTCGCATCTTTAAAATGTAGCAAAAATAATTCTGCTCTGTTGCCATATACAATGTGCGAGTGCCATTTACCAGTATTAAAAGAATAGCATTGTCCATCTTTAATGTCTACCGATTCAACAATGGTATCTCTAGAAAATTCTTTGTCGTGTAGGTCAAAAATGTGAGTGTCTGACATTTCCTCAAAATCTGATTCGTTATCAAATTCGTGAAAGTTAACAGTACCGCCATTATTACCATTTACCAGTAGGCACAAATTCATTGTGCTAGATTCATCATAAATATGACGATGAACGCCCCAATTGCCTACATAGTTTTTACCAATGTAATAGTGCAAATTGTGCTCATCTAGCAATTCAATTAAACGAGGAAAATCAGTCGCTAGTTGTTCCCATGTAACACCATGCGCTTCACCCGATAACCCTTGCGCTAAATTTACAAAACAATTTTCTTCGCCTTCAGCATCAACAATGCCCCAATAGTCGCAACCATTTAATGTGTCGCATCGACCAATCATGTAGCCTTCGACCTTTGTCAATTCTGTAATCAATTCAGCAAAGGCAGATTTTTTAAATTTAACGAAATTGTTTCCAGTATATTTAATCATTTTGAAATCCATTCTAAAAGTGCTATTATAACCACAACAAACGCAAGAAACGCAACAAACGCTAAAAAGTATAACTTAAATTCAATCATAATACATCCTCAGCATAACCATAATCTTCATCAGTACCATAACCCGCAGAGGCTAAAGCATCACCATCACAACCATTGTCAAATTCTGAATCAATATCAGAACCCCAACCCTCAGCAATTTTTTGCTCAGGTGTCATATTGTCTACGATCTTGCAAAGATTGTCAAATTCTTTTTGCAAGAATTCTCTTGAATCCCATTCTTGTTGTGTAAAGTGTCTAGGACGGAATCCGTGAACATCTTTATAAAAATCCCAAATGGTAGATTGCATTTGGTCAATAGTTGTGTATTCTGTAAACATTTTAATCCTCTAAAAAGTATTGAGCAATTGCGCCATTGTATTCTGCCATTGTAGCAAATTTTAAGTCATGACGCAAGCAAAATTTTGCAAATTCTGCAATTTGTTTTTCGGTGTAAGTTTGTGTTTTCATAGGTTTATTATAACAGAATTTCAGGAAAAAAGTCAAGTGTGTAAAAATACAACATTAGGGAAAGTACCTATTGACAACGCCCAATTATACATGGTATAATTGGCGCCTGTTGCAAAAATGCAACAGTTGCCAAATTAGACATCAGTCCCTTTTATGTAAATATTTACCAGACCAAAAGACTTTTCCATTTTGCGAGCAATTCGTTTAAATTCTTTGCCGTGAAATTCTGTATGCCCATTTTCTTCTTGCCATGCGTGAATTAGCTCATGTGCAAGTATAGTGTTAAAGTCCCTGCTTTGATCTTGCAAGTATACAGTAATGCGATGTTCTGCTAGCTTACCCTTGTTGTTATAGCGTGCGATGTAGTAACCATCCCATGCCTTGTGTGTGCGTGAATTGATACGCACAACAACAGGTTTTGTTAAGCCCAAAAATTTAATGTAATCGTTAAGGTTTTGCATAGTGTATATTATAGCACAAAAAAGAGTAGGGGCATAAAGCCCCTACCATCTATCAGGTCTTTTCAGCCTTGATAAAATCTACGATCTTAGCGAGCGCAGTCTTGTTAGCCTTAGTGAGCGATTCTGTATCAGCCTCAGTCAAGCCCAATGCCATGCCGATGTAATCAGCGTGAACATCTTTCTTGATAGGTGTTTCACCAGTCTTAGACACATAGGTCTTAGCCTGATATACTTTTTCGCGCGATAGCTTCGCAACGATAGAGCGTACAGTCTTACCCAGCTCTTGAGCGAGAGCATCAACGCTAACGCCAGCTTGATAGTCAGCTACCATCTTAGCAGTTTGCTCAGGGGTATAGTTTACAGTCTTTGCAGTCATGTTACATTCTCCAGTGTTAAAGGTCAATCAATCAATCTAAGCCTCTATTATATATGCGATCACCTCACGCGTCAACATTTATTTTTATATTTGCACAAATACAACATTAGGGTATGTACCTATTGACACGGACCACCAGGGCGGTTATTAGACTACTGATTTCTAACTGTCACGGTGGCCCCCCGTCACGTGGCCTATAAGAAAAATCCCCAAACACTAAAGGTGCCAAAATCTACACTTGCAAAACTTTCCCTAACCTGATATACTCTATAAAAAGGATGGACTTATGACTACACACCTACCAGCCGAAACTGTACGTATTTCTCCCGAGGCACTGGAAGTAGCCAATGCTTATCTACAATTGAATGATGCTAGACAAGTTGCCGACGAACTGGGAATTGACCCAGAAGTTGTTACCAACATTTTAGCTAAACGCGAAGTTAAAGGATACATTGATAGTGTATTTTTTGATTCGGGATACAATAACAGATTTCTTATGCGCAGAGCAATGGATGCTCTCATTAAACAAAAATTTCAAGAACTAGAAGAATCACAAATGGGTTCTACTAAAGACATTGCAGAATTGCTGCAAATGTCACATAAAATGTCTATGGACTTGTTGGATAGAGAAATCCAACTAGAAAAAGCACGCACCCAAACTGGACCACAAAAGCAAGTTAACGTTCAGATCAATGAGGGATTAGAAGGTAGCAAGTATGGTAAGTTGGTACAACAATTAATTAGTGGAGAAGGCGTATGATGAAAAAGTTATTATTAGTATTAGCACTATTCCCCACACTAGCCTTTGCACAACACTATCACCACCATGGATTTCAAGGACCACACTGGCGTTATCAAGGTGATCGTTGGTATTGGATGGTTCCAGCAATCGTTGGAGGTGTAGTAGTTTATGAAGCTACTAAACCATCACAACCTATCGTTATTCAGCAAACAGTGCCTCAAGAAACGTGTACAGCTTGGACTGAAATCCAACAACCTGACGGTAAAATTTATCGTGAAAGAACCTGTACTAAATAATGCTAGTAGTATCAAGACCAGACGTCAATGTAGACACTATAGTTGACTTCGACCCTCAACAGCGGTTTATTAAGCTGCCCATCACAAACTATCTTAAACTGCTCAATGTATGGGATACCATTAATCGCCCACAAGTTGCATTGATCAACGCAGTTAATGATCCTAAATACAGGTTTATCTGTGCTGCACTCGCCAGACGATTGGGCAAAACTTACATTGCTAATATTATTGGGCAGCTGGTAACACTTGTACCTGGCTCGAATGTACTAATCATTTCTCCAAATTACAATTTGAGCAGCATTTCGTTTGAACTGCAGCGTAAGCTAATCAAGCATTTTGATTTGGAAGTTGCCAGAGACAACTTAAAGGACAAAATTATTGAACTGGAAAATGGTTCTACCATCCGCATGGGCTCACTAAGCACAGTGGACTCTACTGTAGGACGCAGTTACGACTTAATTATATTTGACGAGGCCGCATTGGGTGAAGGTGGTGAAGCTGCCTTTAATGTTGCGCTCAGACCTACATTGGACAAGCCAAACGCCAAGGCCATATTCATCAGTACCCCCCGCGGCCGCAACAACTGGTTTTCGCAGTTTTGGAATCGCGGCTTTGATCCCAACTTTCCTGAGTGGATTTCATTGCAGGCAGACTACACCGAAAACACCCGCATGGCAGAATCGGATGTGGCTGAAGCACGCAGATCTATGTCAAAAGCTGAATTTGAACAAGAGTACTTGGCATCGTTCACTACATTTGAGGGTCAAATTTATGCCCTTAACGAATCGGATGTAGTAGAACCTCCTGACGACTTGAAAGGTGAAGCTATTGCTGGCTGTGATCCAGGCTATCGTGACGAAACTGCATTTGTGGTAATTGTATACGACTGGGGTCGCGATACATTCTATGTAGTAGACGAATACCTAAAAGCAGAACAAACTACACAACAGCACGCTGAAGCGTTCGCAGAGTTTAATAATAAACATGGAGTTGAAGTTACGTTTATAGATAGTGCTGCCGCACAATTTGCCAGTGATTTAGCCTACCTATACAACATTTCAACCACCAAAGCCAAAAAAGATGTATTACCAGGTATTGCATACGTACAAACCTTAGTGCAACAAGGTCGTTTAAAGGTAGCACCACACTGTACTAACGTGCGTGCAATGTTTGATCAGTACCGTTGGGATGATCGCGAGAACTTACAGCGCGAACGACCACTGCATGATCGTTACAGTCACATGGCTGATGCGGTTCGTTATGCACTATACACTTATACAATTTAGGGTAATAAAATTTTTACATTGACAATTTTATCCTCTTGTAGTATAATACTTGTAATGCACATATAGGTTTTAAAATAAACCACAGGATAAAAAAATGGATCAAGATCAGTACATAAAGACAATGCAAACTTTGTTTGCTTCAGAGTTTGCCTTCTATTTAAAAGCTGCTAACTTTCACTGGAACGTTGAAGGTCCTGACTTTTACGAGTTTCACTTAATTTTTGAGCGTATCTATACTGAAGTTTACGAGTCAATTGACACCTTTGCTGAAGAGCTTCGCGCCCTTCGCAGCTACACACCTGCCTCGCTCGGTATTTTGAATAGTTTGAGTACTGTTCAGGGACAAGATCAGGTACCACAACCTACTGCTATGGCCCAAGAATTGTTGGGAGATAGCGATGATTTAGCTGAATTATTTAAGCAAGCATTTGTAATTGCCGAACAGTTTGGCGATCACGGATTCTCAAACTTTTTGGCTGACCGCCAAGATGCTCACAAAAAACACAGCTGGATGCTGCGTAGTACATTAAAGTAACATGGCTGCAAATACCAATAAGCGTATAGCAGTTAAATGGATAAGAGATAGAGCCAAGTCTGCTTACGAAAAGCAAGATCACTGCTATATCTGCAATACTAATCAAGAATTGGAATTACATCATACTCACTCCATCACTACCCTGGTAAACACTTGGGCAGCAAAGATGAACTATGATATTTCAACTGATGATGGCATCCTGGCAGTTCGTGACGAGTTTATTGATACGCACAAATCGGAGTTATATGATCAAGTTTACACCCTATGTAATCGCCATCATGTTCAGCTTCATGGTGTTTATGGTAAGACGCCCCAAACTGGTAGTGAACAAAAGCAAGTTCGTTGGATAGAACTGCAACGCCAAAAAATTGCGGATGGTGGTAGTCGTGAAATTCCTAAGACGAGTAGTGGTTCATTTTTTAGCCAATTTATTTAGGATAAATTATGAGTTGGATTACAGATTCGCGTGACTGGTTAGTAACAAAACTAAATCCAGCACAGGCCAGAATTGCACAGTCTGAAGGTACGTTTGTAACTACTACTAGTACAATTACCTATCAGCAAGCATTTAAAAAATTAGAAGCAGTTAATCGTTCGGTTAACATGCTGGTGTCGGCATGCAGTAGCATGGACTATGACGTTAAAGATAAGACCAACGAAGGTATCGTTGGCGGCATACGTCAAAAAACACTGGTCAACTTATTAAATTTTAGACCAAACCCTTACCAATCAATCCAAGAATTTCGTCAAGCTATCTTTCAGGACTTGATTTTAGAAGGTAACGTATTTATTCATTTTGATGGTACATTTATGTACCACTTGCCTGCGATCAATGTAGAAATCTTAACAGACGTTAAGACATTTATTCAAGGTTACAGATATAACGGCATAGTCGTTTTTCCTGAACAGGAAGTGTTTCACTTCCGTGATCTCAATAGTCAATCTATTTATCGTGGTAGTTCACGATTAGAACCCGCACAAAAAACTATTAATACACTTTACTCAATGTTACAATTTCAAGAACAGTACTTTGAAAATGGTGCTGTGTTTGGTTTAGTACTAACGAGTGACAATACACTATCACAAGTCGCTAAAGAAAAAACAATACAATACTGGTTACAAAAATACAGCTCTAAACAAGGCGGTAAGCGCCCAGTAATTTTAGATAGTGGTCTTAAACCAGCATCGGTTTCAGATACTAATTTTAAAGAAATGGACTTTAACGAGTCTATTAAAGTACATAATGAAATGATTATGCAAGTTATTGGTGTTCCACCCATCTTATTGCAAGGTGGCAACAATGCTAATATCTCGCCTAATTTACGATTATTTTATCTAGAAACAGTACTTCCAGTTGTAAGAAAATTTGTATCTGCATTAGAACGTTATTACGGATATGATATAGAAGCAGTTACAAGCAATGTTTCAGCACTACAACCAGAACTAAAAGACAAAGCTGCATATTACTCCACTCTAGTTAATGCAGGAATTATTACTGCTAATGAAGCAAGAATAGAATTACGTTATCCTGAAATGACAGGCCATGACGAAATAAGAATCCCTGCAAATATTGCAGGTTCGGCCGCTGATCCGTCACAAGGTGGAAGACCGCAAGGTAAAAAACCACAGGACACTCAGCAATAAAGGAAAATTATGGTAGATAAAAATAAAGTTCTGTTTTTAAACAGTTCTTTTACAAAGAGTGATAC